CCAGAAGGATGCTATCAGCTTCCGCATGTTGATATGTGGAATCATGAGACCCGCTGCCCGGATTCAGGCGAGATTTTTCTATACTATGTTGATGACAGTGACGGTGATACGTTTTTCTTCAATGAGAGATTTGGAGCAAATGAGTATACCATTATGAGACGGTCGACTCCAAAGAAGGGGAAAGGTGTGCTATTCGATAATAGCATAGTTCACGCTAGTTCTCCGCCAAAAATTCATGAGCGGCGCATGACGGTAAACTTCGTTTTTGCTAAATAGTATTGTCCAATCTCGGACATTACTATTGGAGAATATGATGTTTCCTTACAAAACATATCTTATGGCTCTAGTCGTATCAGTTCTACCATGGGTCACCGAAAAGGTTGGCGTAATTGACTGGAACGCTTTGCTTCTAGGATGGGGCGTGCCAGAAAACATGGTAGTTCCAGCAGCAACCGCCGTAAGTGGTGTGATCATGATCGTTATGAGATTTATCACCCAGGTTACAACGGTTCACACTGCTCTTATGACTGAGCCACCAAAGGAAGAACAGTAATACTAGTTCTCTACCCGTTTCTTAGCATCTGCTAGAAACTTTCGAATGGCATCGATGGAGGCTTTACAACGGGTGTTGTTCTTATAAAGTTCAACTAACGTTTTAGCCACCTCGGTGTCATTCAACGTTTGCCAGTTCGCCCACTTGGTTTTGATTGGGCAATCATACATCTGTTCTGGTGGAGTTATCACTGTCAACTTTTGTCGCGGCGCTGTAGACTGACAACCTGCCAAAATAAGAAATGATAGGACGATTAGTTTTTTCATCTAGATAGTTCCTTGAAGGTTCGTTTAAGCACTTCGGATGATTCGTGAGGATTCTTGTCATTCTTTAGATATTGCTCAAGGTCACTTAGCTTTTGATTTAGCTCATTCTCTCTGCTCTTGAGGTCAAAAATGATATTGTTGCTTTCTTGATTGATGGCATTCAAGTCTTCCATTAGCTTCTGTTGATCCTTTACCTGGGCTTCCAACAGTTCAATCTTATTTCTTGCGATAGCAGCTTCCTCTACGGAGTTTTTCCATAACCAGTATCCACCACCAAGCATTGCGGTGAGAATGATTCCTGAAATGAGATTGATTGTCCAACTATTAAACATCTTGACCTCCACGATGTATTCTGCTACAATATATATCTAAGTGAGGAAAGCAAAAATGATCTTGTGCTCCTGTAATCTTATAAGCGCCAACAACGTCAAACAAATCATGGAAAGTTATCCATCATACGCTAAAATTCCTTCCGTTGAAGAAATCATGGAAAAGCATGGGTGTTCCGTAGTATGTGCTACCTGCGCCCACACCATCAAACTTGAAATAAGGAAACATTATGAAAGTTTACATCGGTAAGTATAAAAACTATATTGGTCCATATCAGATTGCTGATAAGATTCCATTTCTTAGTGAAGATACCCGTGACAAGATTGGTGATTATCTCGCCACGACTTGGGTTGCTAGTGCCTGCAACTGGATTCACAAACATAGTGGTGAACGTAAGATCAAGGTTCGTATTGATAAGTATGATACTTGGTCAATGGACCACACTCTCGCCTACATTATCCTTCCAATGCTCAAGCAACTAAGAGATACCAAGCACGGTTCTCAATGGGTTGATGCCGAGGACGTTCCACCACATATGCGTCATGAAGGTGAAAACTGGGTTCATTACAAGTGGGACTGGGTTCTTAATGAAATGATCTGGGCATTCGAACAGGAACTTGATGAAGATTGGGCAGATAAGTATCATCATGGTGAACCCAAGTATAACTGGGAACTTATCTCCGAGAACAAGGAAGAAGATACTTCACGATATACAGTAAAACAACTCAATCCTGATTATTGGGTTGACTATGAAGGTATGCAGGCACATCAAGATAGAATTACAAACGGCTTCCGTCTATTCGGCAAATACTATCAGGGACTATGGGACTAATGAAACAGTTTATCTTTATACTGCGATACAACATTTCCGCCATGCTAATCAATCTTGGTTTAATCGTTATGCCTGAGAGTGCTTACAAGCGTGAGTTGCTTCGGCGTCTTTGGATACTACGAATGGAAATTATTACTGCTGTTGAAAATTACAAGAATGGAGAGAACAATGATTACCAGTGAAAAGAACATGAAGATTTATGAGATTGAGTTTAAGCAGCGAGCCTTTGATGGCAAGTGGGAGCGTATTGGCAAGATTGCCGATGAGGAGAATGCCTACACTTATACAAACGAATATGGTAGTCGTGTGACTACTGTTCCTTTCAAGTGGATCACACTTGGAGTTTATGACTATCTAATGGAGATTGCAGACTAATGGCAAACGTAACACTTATCAAGTTCCTCGGTGGAGAGGAAGTTCTAGCAGAAGTCCTATCAGAGGACGCAACCACAATCAAGGTAAGGAATCCAGTTCGAATTGTGGTTATTCCTGATCAGCTAAATCCAAAGACACCACAGGTTGGACTAGCTCCTTATCTGCAGTTTAGTGAAACAAAAGAGTTGACTTTCAACCGCGGACTTGTTATAACTACTGCAGTGCCACTCACCGAGTTTGTAAACCAGTATAATGGTCTATTCGGTGGTATTCAAATTCCTAGCTCAAAGATTATCACACCTTGATGAAATTCTACACAAACGTTGAAGTATGGGGCGGTAAAATTCTTTATCGCGGTATTGAAGATGGTCGGAGAGTTCTGCGTAAGATTGATTACTATCCAACCTTGTTTGTGCCTTCTCAGAAGCCAACAAAGTATACCTCAATCTATGGAGAATATTTCGGACCTGTTAAGCCAGGTTCGATCCGGGATTGCCGTGACTTCGTAAAGCAGTATGACGGTGTAGAAGGTTTCAAGATCCACGGAAATACTCGTTATCAATATTGTTTCATTGCGGACGAACATTCGTCTGCTGTTGAATGGGACATGTCACTAATCAAAGTGGCAAACATCGATATCGAAGTTGGTTCCGAGAATGGATTCCCTGAACCTGAAACTGCTACAGAACCTTTGACCGCCATCACAGTTAAGATGGACGGTCACTTTGTCACGTTTGGTGTAGATACCTATATCAATGATAATCCAAATGTAACATATTATGAATGCCAGGATGAGCATGATCTAATCATGCGGTTCATTGGTTGGTGGTCGTCAGAATATCCTGACATTGTTACAGGCTGGAACGTTGAACAGTTCGATATACCTTATCTTGTAAATCGCATTACTAGGTTGAAAGGCGAGAGAGTTGCTCAGCGTCTTTCTCCTTGGGGTGTTCTACAAGATAAGGTCCTCGATCTTGGTATGGGTCGTCGTGGCAAGGGCTGGAACCTCATGGGTATTGCTACTCTGGACATGATGGCGCTTTACAAAAAGTATTCGCCAGGCGGACAGTCACAGGAATCCTATAGACTTGACAACATTGCCCACGTTGTTCTCGGTGAGCGTAAACTTTCATATGATGAATATGGTTCACTCCATAATCTCTATAAGGAAGACTATCAAAAGTTCATCGACTATAACATCAAAGACGTTGACCTTGTGGATCGTATTGATGCTGAGGAGAACCTAATCTCCTTGGCACTAACTCTTTCATATGATAACAAGTGTAACTATGAGGACGTGTTCGCACAGGTTCGCATGTGGGACGTTATCTGCTTCAATCATCTAAAGAGTAAGAACATCGTTGTTCCTCCGATTGAAAGACATGAAAAGGACGAAGCGTATGTTGGTGCATATGTAAAGGACACAATCAATGGATTTCATAATTGGGTTGCTAGTTTCGACGTTAATAGCGAATATCCTTCTGTCATTATGGGATCCAATATCTCGCCAGAGACGATTGTTGATCCTGCTGACTACACCCCTGCTATGCGTGATTTGGTTGCAAGCAACGTTACTGTGGATAAGCTACTTGCTAAATCTTTTGATCTATCTTTTCTAAAGGACGAGAACGTTTGTCTAACAGCCAACGGACAGTTCTATCGTCGTGACAAGCAGGGCTTTATGCCTGAAATGGTTGAAAAGATGTTCAATGACCGTAAGGTCTACAAAAAGAAAATGCTTGAGGCTGAACAGGAATACGAAATAGCAGATAATCCAAAGACCAAAGCTGAGCTTAAAACAAAAATTGCAAAATACAAGAACCTACAAATGTCCAAGAAGGTTTCTCTAAACTCTCTCTATGGTGCATCGGGTTCCAAGTATTTTCGTTTCTTTGATCTTAGAAACGCTATTGCAATTACGACCACTGGACAGCTTTCCATTCGTTGGATTGAGTCTGCGCTTAACTCTTACCTACAAAAGGTTCTAAAGACAAATGAAGACTACGTTATTGCGGTCGATACTGACTCTGTGTATCTACACCTTGCTGCTTTGGTCACTAAGACAATCGGTACGGAAGTTGATCCTGTTAGGGGAATCGCCTTCTTGGATAAGGTCTGTGAAACTGGCATACAGCCAGTTATCGATAAGGCTTGCTCTTCCCTTGGTGAATACACTAACGTCTTTCAGCAAAAGATTGTAATGAAGCGAGAAGTCCTAGCCGATAAGGCTATCTGGACTGCTAAGAAGCGTTACATTCTCAATGTCCATAACTCGGAAGGTGTGCAGTATGCGAAGCCTAAGAAGAAAGTTATGGGTCTTGAAATGGTCAAGAGTTCCACACCATCGGCATGTAGAGAAAAGCTAAGGGAAGCTATTGATGTTATCTTTGACGCAGATGAAACGGCTATTCAGTCTTTCATTGAGGTATTTCGTGGTGAGTTTAAAACTCTTCCTCTATCGGACATTGCATTTCCTCGGGGAGTTAATGGGCTCGACAAATACTCCGACTCCAAGGGAATTTTCACCTCCGGTTGTCCTATACATGTGCGTGGCTCTCTCGTATATAATCACCTTCTACGTCAGCATAAACTTACTTCTAAGTATCCGCTGATTCAAGGTGGTGAGAAGATCAAGTTTATTCACCTCAAGGAACCAAACACATGTCATTCAAATGTGATTGCATTTCCTCAAGGTGACATACCCAAAGAACTTGACTTACATAAGTATATCGACTATAATCTGCAATTCGAGAAGGCTTTTCTTGATCCATTGATTATCATTCTCAATGCGATTGGTTGGAAGCCTGAACGAGCTGCGAGCCTAGAGGACTTCTTTTCATGAGCAAACCAATTAATAAGATCGTAATTGTTGGAGGTGGATCGGCTGGCTGGATGACAGCATCCACCCTCATTCAGAGATTGTCTAATCGTGAAGTCGTTCTAATCGAAGATCCAAACACTCCTACTATTGGTGTTGGTGAATCCACATTAGGTTTCATCAATGAGTGGCTACGTTTGATTGGACTTAAAGATACTGACTTTATGCGAGCCTGTGATGCGACATATAAAATGTCCATTAGCTTCACAGACTTTTATAAGATTGGTGCGGGTACCTTTCATTATCCATTCGGTCTAATCGATGTTACAGGAAACACATATGCCAAGAATGACTGGTATCTAAAGAAGTTTCTATATCCAGAGACTCCTCTATCTGATTATGCAGATCATGTCTATCCAATCATGTCATTGGTCAATGCTAATCGTATTGCTACCGATACAAATCTACCTGGCTATAGTTTCCATAGAGACGTTGCATATCATTTTGATGCGGTCAAGTTTGCTATTTGGTTGCGTGATAGATACGCTGTTCCTAGAGGCGTAAAGCATATTCAGGCTTTGGTAAAGGATATCAAAGTTGGTGAGGAAGGTATTGAGTATCTTGAATTGGATAATGGTGAAAAGATCACTGCGGATCTATTCATTGACTGCACAGGCTTCAAGTCACTGTTGCTTGGTGAAGCAATGAAAGAGCCATTCATTTCATATACCGACATTCTTCCAAACAACTCTGCATGGGCAGCACAGATTCCATACGATAACAAGCGTGAGGAGATTGTTCCTTATACAGATTGTTGGGCGCTTGGTAATGGTTGGGTTTGGAACACTCCGCTTTGGAGTCGTCTAGGAACCGGTTATGTTTTCTCTGACAAGTATGTTACTAATGAGCAAGCGTTGGAAGAGTTCAAAGCCCATCTAAAGCGCAAGGGTAAATTGCGTGAAGATCAGAAGTTCCGTTTGATCAAGTTTAAGACTGGTATCTCAGAACGTCTATGGGTTAAGAATGTTTGTGCTATTGGTCTATCTGCTGGCTTTATTGAGCCACTAGAAAGCAATGGTCTATATTCTGTCCACATGTTCCTTGTGCGCCTGCTTCGTGCATTGGATCGTGATCACGATGAACATCTTGTATCTCAGTATGACAAGGATGGTTTCAATTGGGCAACCAGAACAATGTTCGACGGCTTTGCTCAATTTGTGGCTCTACATTACTCACTCTCACTAAGACGAGATACCGAGTATTGGCGAGACGTTGGTTCACGCAATTACTGCGACGTTGATAAGTCTCTACAGCGAGGACTATCCAGAACCGATTCCTTCATTGGTTCATATGATGTAAAATATAATTCCACTCACTTTACGGATGATGGACTAAATGCTGTTGCAACTGGATTGAATTACTTTCCTACAGATATGCATCATATTCATATGCTACAGCAACCTGGCATAAATCTAGCTGAGGAGTTTGAAGGTATTACAAAGAGACTAAACGCAAAGAAAGAACTATGGGACTATCTTGCATCCAAGTGTCCAACCGTGTATGATTTTACAAAGCAAAGGATCTATAATGGCGAAGACTAAGAAAGATGATAAGTATAAGCACTCACCTGCTCGCTTATATGAGTTTGCTCCAGACGAAGCAACAATTACACCAAACAATGTTGTGGAGTTAGCACAGATCGTCCGTGTTGGTATTGGCGGGCATCTATTAGAAAAGCTATCACCAGAACTAAAAAAGCATTTCAAGGAAGTAGCATAACGAGATTGTTATCTACTTTATAACCCTGACAAGAAGGAGAAACTTATGTCAGATATTTTTAATCAACTACTAGCCGAAACAGATAACGAGTATGCAGGCATTGTCGATGATGGTGTTGCTGCTGGTGACGTTTCTGGTTTTATTGGAACTGGATCATATGCTATGAACGCATTGCTATCTGGTTCTATCTATGGTGGTCTGCCACAGAATAAGGTTACAGCATTTGCTGGCGAGCCTTCTGTTGGTAAGACTTTCTATGCCCTTAATGTGGTCAAGCAGTTCCTAGAGGATAACGCAAATGGCTTTGTATTTTACTTTGAGTCAGAGTCCGCTATCTCCAAGCAGTTCATTGCTGATCGTGGCATTGACGCAAAGCGTGTTGCTATTGTTCCTGTGGCTACTGTCCAAGAGTTTCGGACACAAGCAGTAAAGATCCTCGACAAGTATCTTGAAGGCAAGGAGAAGCCACCAATGGTTTTCGTCCTTGACTCCCTCGGCAATCTATCAACCGATAAAGAAATGGCTGACATTGCTGATGGTAAGGATACAAGAGATATGACCCGAGCCCAGTTGGTTCGTGGTGCTTTCCGTGTTCTTACATTGAAACTTGGTAAGGCTAAGGTTCCACTAATCGTCACCAATCACGTTTATGATGTTGTCGGTTCATATGTTCCAATGAAAAAGATGGGCGGCGGCTCTGGACTAGAGTATGCTGCATCAACTATTATCTTTCTTTCCAAGAAGAAGGATAAGACACTGGACGATGACAATGGACGCACAGGTGCTGTTATCACTGCACACCTTAAGAAGTCACGTATGACCATTGAGGATCGCAAGATTGAAACGTGGCTAAACTATCAGTCAGGTCTAGACAAGTATTATGGTTTGCTTGATCTAGCTGAGAAGTATGGCATCGTTAAGAAGATTGCCAATAAGTATGAGTTCCCAGATGGAACAAAAGCCTTTGAAAGCCAGATTAAGAAGAATCCTGAAAAGTTCTTTTCTGAGGAAATTCTAGAGGCTATCAATGAAGGTTGTCAGGCTGACTTCCTTTATGGCAAATACAATGCACCTGAGGAGATTGA